TGATAGTTAGTCTTATAGTAGTTAATCAGATTTTCATGAGAGAGGTTTATGAGAAAAAATCGTTTATGCCTCGCAGAGTATAAATGTTATCGTGATTACATGATGTACAAGAGAAATTAATATCATGTGTTAAACTTGGTACGTTATTAACAAATTCCATAATCTTATTAAATTGTTCACTAGTCAACGAATCTAAGAAATCTTCGGTATCTTTTTTTGTTTCGTCCTTAAACGAAAAGTTTTCCTCTTCAGACTGCAAACTATCTAAACACCCTAATGTTAAGAAATATAATGTTTCAGATGCACTTGCGTTTTCACTTAGATCAGCTTTAGTCATATGAGAATACATTGGGTATTTTAGCTTTAATGTATATGTGTCATTTAATTCTATCTTTTTTATTTTATCAGGTACATCTATATTAATTAGATCTAATTGTACCTCATGTTCGTTGTCCGCTTCACATTCAGAACATTTTACTACTATCTTCGAAGTTTCGCCTACCGACTTGGCGCGTATTCTCGTAAACATATATTCAACATCAAATGTAGTTAAGTTACTGACATCAGTATCTTCGTCAATACAAGATTTAATAGTGTCTACGATAGATGATAGTATTTGTTTATTATCCTGCGACTCCAATGCGATAAGCAGTATTTTTTGTTCTTTTACTAAAAACGGTCTATATCTAATTTCTTTCTTTGTTGATGGTACAGTAAGAGTATACCGAGGTACCTCGTTCACTACTGGTAAAGCCATTATACAGATCTCCAATCCTTATATGATAATTGTACATTCAATTCAACCATTCCACCTGGTTCATTGCTAAATTCTATAGCGTTCATTGTAGTGGGAAACGCTTTGTCTAAAATGCAGGTATATTCAACTTGTGTGTCAGCTAAGGCTTTTGCCAAATCGTCAAACGCGCTTATGTTTGATAATATACCTGTTGATAATATCTCCTCAGCCTGGCCAATTAAATTCTTTGGCATACTGAGTTGTTGTACTCGTACTTCAAATCCGTATTCATCCGGATAATTTAGTTCCTTTGTATCAAAATTTATTATTTTATCTTGCCAAAATTCAAAGTATTGTTTAATGTCATAATCATTTGGCACATGAAAGGTTAATGATACGTCATCTTGTGCATAGCCGTATGCTACCTTATGCTGTTTCATACCAATGGTACGTTCATTAGTTAGAATTTGTCTACCAGGAAGCTGTGCATTTTTACATAGAACATTTAATCGACGAGTAGTAATACCGAATGCTCCACCGACCGATGGCAAAAATACACGCCACATAGACGTTCTTGCAAGTCCAGTACTAAACTCCCCTTTAAGTTCGTTAATGCTATATGCCATTAGATCATTTTCCTTGAATCACTATACACAGTAGACTTACCTGATTTCTGAAAATCAGCAGTTGGTAAGAATGTAGCAATCTCCCATTCAGGAGCTGGTACATATGCAAATCTACTTCTTACGTTTGAGTTTAGATAATGCTTATAGCATGGTTTAAAAAACTTTAAACTTGCCGCACGCTTGAGGGTATTATATGTCATTTGAAATCTTGTTGACTCATCGTACTTTTTGTTGTTTGTAATATCCATCATAGCATCAAGCATCTTTGCACGAAGCGCTGGAGGTAAATAGTGTAGATTCAAACCATAGAACCCGCCAGGTGCAGGACCTACAACTACGACAAGAGGAAAGCTATCGTAATACGGTAGAGTGTCTTTTGTTTTTGGATCATAGAAAAACATGTACATATTTCCTACAATGCCTTTACTTCGCAACTCTACTGGATCCTCTTTCATCAAGGCAGAGCGGCTTACTTTACCCATGGCTCCAGCTTTTTTTCTGAACCAATTAATAGATTCTTTTGTTCTAGGTGTAACACCTGCTCTAAAAGCTTCGAGCTCTAGTTTTTGAAATATATTTACCATAGCAGTATTTATATACTATTTTTTCTTTTTCTTTGGCGGAGGTAGCGGCTTTAGTTTCTTTATTGGCTTTGGCATAATATTCATAGCTTGTAGAGTTTTCTCTGTCCATATCTGAAACTCCCACTTTCTATCCTTTGCATATGACTCTGCAGCTTCCCACTTATTCATATTCTTAACATATGTAAATGCTTCATTGATATATCGCTTTGTGCGTTTAGATCCTGTTGGCGGTCTTGTTTCTTTATCTGGTTTAATCTCAACTAATAGTACTCTGTCCTCAAATACTATTTTAAGATCAGGAAAGTAACGATGATAACGCTTATCACCGTCATAATAGTATGGTACAATGACTTCTTCGCTAGTCCAAGATTTTACCTTTGGATTCTCATCACACCATTTAAAGCAATGTCTTTCCCACATTGATCTAAAAATTATGTTATTATGGTCCCCACCGTACTTCTTTGGGTTTTTTGGTTTGTATTTGCCTGAGTATGCCATTCAATTCCATATAAATAGTCTTAAGTTTTTTAAGTATTTATTGGAAAAAACATGCCTAAATATAAATTCCCATTAGAAGCGCAAGATGATTATAAAGGCGTAATCTATTTTACACAGATTATCGAAACTCCTCCTACCATTAACACTGGTGCTTTTGATAAAGAGTTTGGTGAGGATAATGCGGGCATATTCGATTATGTAGTAGATATAGGAGATTTATTCTCTAGTTCATTTAACGCTGGATATACTTCGCGTGGGGATACTGTACAGCTATATTTACCACCTGCACAAACTATACAAGATGGTGTCGAGTTCGATAACTTTAGTTTTGGAATTGCTGGTGAATCCGCTAGGCAGGCATTATCAGGAGGAGAGTCGTCTCTTGCAGGCGCTGCGCTTAGCTCATTAACGGGTACTGGTGGGATAGGTTCTATTTTAAATAATTTGCAAGATCCTAACGTTGCACGAGTTGCAGCTGCAGCGGCAGCAAAAAAGTTAGGTAGTAAAGCAGGTGCTGTTGCATCAAGCGTAGGACAAACTGCGCTAAACCCTAACATACGTGCAATCTTTAAACAAGTACGACCAAGGGAACATTCGTTTAACTTTAAGTTCTTGCCAAGATCTATGAAAGAAGCAGAAGAAGTAGCCAACATAATAAAATGGTTTCGTACTGAAATATATCCTGAATCTATCACTGTTTCATCCAAAGGCCAAAGCTTACCGGTAGGATATAAGTTTCCTAATAAATTTGGTATTGCTATGAGATACGGCGGTAAAGAAGTGGGAGCCAAATTACTACCTTGTTATTTACGTGGTATGACTACTAATTATAATGCTACAACAATGTCGTTTTTTAGAGACGGACAGTTTAGTGAAATAGATCTAACCCTTGATATGATCGAATTCAGAACTCTAGATAAAGATGATATACGTTGGGGCTTTGACATGTATGGTAAAAACTTTAAGGATTTCTGGGAAGAACTTTGGGCTATTGTTACACCGTCAAGCGGTAGCCAAAATAGTAGTTATCCAAGCGCAACCAATAATGCAGGTCCACAGTAATGTCTACGTATTTTAAAAACTTTCCTTCTACACCATATTCCTTTGGCGTTAATTTGCCACAAGTTGCATACACTAATATTACTGCATATGTAGATGTAATAGATCAAGTAAAAGATAATATTTCATTTTACCGTAGCTATTACATACAAGAAGGAGACAGACCCGATCAGCTATCACATAAGATATACGGCTCGGCAGATTACTATTGGACGTTCTTTCTGCTTAACGACCATCTAAAAGAACAAGGCTGGCCTTTAACCTATGATGCCTTATCTAAATTAGTTGATAAAAAACATCCGAACACTGTAGTAGAAACAAAAGATATTTTTGCAAATAGATTTAAAGTAGGGCAAACGGTAACAGGATCCTCATCTGGTGTTAGCGGAAGGATCATGCATAGAAACTTAGATTTAGGCCAGATCTTTATAGAAAATTCAGAGATTCAAGTATCTGATGCTGGTGAATCTACATTTAGAGGAAACGAAGTTTTAACTTCACAAGTCGGTGAAAATATAGAATCGCTTACATTAATTAAATCATCATCGGAAAGAGATTCTGTGAGATATTATGTAGATGGAGACAATCTACACTGTGATATTGATCCGCACGGAGATAGACCAGCCGATAAGACTCCGATAACACAATTAGAATATTACATTGCAGAAAACGATAAACTAAAAGCAATAAAGGTTATTAAACCTGACACAATTCGTGACGTGTTTAGAGAATTTCAGGACCAGTTTATAAATGGCTAATACTTACACGCCTTTTGATCCTCATGAATATGAGCTGAGATCTGCTATAGTTAGCACACAGCGAAATAGCCATGTTGTTAATATTACTTCTACAATGGTTGAATTAATTATATTTGAGCATTTAGAAAGAGGTTATTTAACAGGAAGTATATCATATGTTGATACCGGTAGATCTATTGAAATTATAGACTATCAAGGGACAGAGTTTTTAGATATTGAATTAGCTCTGCATAGTAGCCCTTATACGGTAAAGAAAAGGTTTGTGATAAGAGAGGTGCAGTCTATTGTACCAACGACCGATACTACCGATATGGTCACACTAGCAATCATAGACTACGACGCATATCTTAGCTCACTTATTAATATTAATAAAATGTATGAAGGTAAGCCGAGTCAGATTATAAATGACATTTTACGCGATGCCTATGGAGCAGAAAAATCTGCGTTAAGAGCCGGTAGCGGAGGAATACTTAGTGAGCAAAACTGGGATCTCTCTAGTGAGATACCTGAGGCTGCAACAAATGCTATCACAAAAGCAACTAGTTACGAACTGCAGTCTGCGTTTAGATATCTAGTTCCCAATCTTCCTCCTCTTGACGCAATAGAAGTTATTAAGAGACGAACAACTGGTTTAACAGGTACGCCTTTCTTCTGTTTTGCTTCATTAGCAGATAATAATCTTAGATTTTTTGACTTATATACTTTATTGCAGCAGCCGCCAATAAACGTAAAAGATCCATATGTCTTCTCTTCGCAGTTATCTCAGCGGGCAGGTACTACTGGCTCAGATCTTGGTAGACAAATTTCATCGCTTCGAAGTCCTAAGAATGCCAATACATTAGCTCTTGTAATGAATGGCGATGTCAGTTCAGTGTATGAATTTGTAGATACTACACACGGATTAGAATTTACATTTAAATACGATTTAGATAAAGTGCTTAAAAACTTATTAGTTACAAACTCGTATCCAGCTGCAGACACAAGAACAGAATTTAAGGGAACTCCTATTAGTGAATTTGGCACCAAGCGTGTACATAAGATTGGTACGGCAAATATATATGATAACGATATAAAAAACATATATGAAGAAACATCTGCACAAAAACATTCGGCTCTAGCTGTTTCTAAATCAGTACGAAATCTTCTTGGTAAATCTATATTAGAAATAACAGTGCCTGGTTTACATAACCTGCCACAGAACGGCCATAAAACAATTGGTAGAGTAATTTCAGTTTTATCCATTGCAGACGTAGAACAGCATACAGAACTATTTGACCGTAAGAGAACTGGCGATTATATCATATATAGCGCAAAGCATACCTTTACAAAAGAACGATATACTACAGGATTAAGCCTTGTAAAAATTGCTAACTATAGAGGCAATACAAGAGTTGGCTCAGGAGGTGCGAGCTAATGGAACACTATGGCGACAATGCACGTTGGTTTATTGGAGTTGCAATAAACAACTTAGATCCTTTACAACTCGGAAGAGTTCAAGTAAGAATATTTGGCATACATTCGCGTAATAATACCGAGATTCCAAACTATGCTCTTCCTTGGGCTACAGTATTACAGCCAACAACTTCTGGTGGTACTTCTGGTATTGGCATGATGCCACAAATATTGCCTGGTGCTCAAGTGTTTGGTATGTTTTTAGATGGAAAAGGATCACAGATTCCTTGTGTTGTTGGCGTTATGCCTAAAATAGAAATACCATCAGAGCAGCAATTAGCCAATGGTCAAACAAAGAATATACAATATGGAATTGGATACGGGCTTAATGAGGTAGATCCTCGCCTTGCACGTGCTGCAGGACTTACTACCGAAAACAATGTACTATCTAATGACGCATTAGTAGAAGGTCCAAGAGTAGAGCAAGCTTTTGAGTTTTTCAAATCAAGAGGTTATAGTGAAAAACAATCTGCTGGTATATTAGGAAATCTTATAGCAGAATCTGGGCCTAATCTTCCTGCACATGGACCAAGAGGAGACGGCGGCCAAGCCGCGGGTATTGCACAATGGCATCCAGGCCGCAGAAGAATTTTTGAACAGACCTACGGTAAGCCATGGCAAGATAGTACGTTTTCTGATCAACTGCAATTTATTGTTTGGGAATTAAGCAACGTTGATTCGTACTCTGGTAATCTGAATAAAAAAGCAGGCGATCTATTAAGAGGTACAGATACAGTAGCACAAGCTGCAATAATATTTGATACAAAGTATGAACGTAGCGCCGGTCTTCATACACAAAGAAGAGTTAAATATGCACAAGATGTATATCAGACTTATGGAAATGCATAATGGCTAGTTTTAATCGATTTCAATCTACACTTTCTACATATAACCAAAGACTTGGCACAGCGGATTTTCGTAATGCAGCACCGACTGTTACAGGTGAATACAATGCGAAGTTTGGTTCATCGTTAGGACAAGACGTAGGACAGACACTAAATGGACTGCAATCTATAACTCAAATCCAAAACTATCCTGGTGAATTTAAAGATGTATTATTAGGATTAGCTCTTGTTAAACTGACTGAAGCTGTTACTGGAGAAAACCTCTTTGAAGTAATTGATAGTGCATTTGAAGGAATCGGATCTGGTAATGCTAATATTACTGATGTTCTGACTGGACTGGGAACCTTAGCTGTTTTAACAGGTACTAGTCCTGCAGCTGGATTTTTAAAAGCTTATTATGGTGGCAGTTCAGGTATAGCAGCTGCTACACTTCTATCGAAAGCAACAGGTAAAGATATATCAACATTAGTTAATGTCGTGCAAAGTGTTCAAAGCGGTAACATTAAGCAATTTGCAAACTTTGCTTTACAAAGATCTATATCCGAAGTACTTGGCCCAATTATAAGTGATTTTAATTCTAGAGTTGATTTAGCTATTGGCACTGCAATAGCGCCCGTATTACAGGCCGTAATGGATATTAGCGCTGGACCTATCGGATTGATTGTTAATGACCTAACCGGTGGCAAATTAAAATCGTTTGAATTGCAGAATATTGTAAGGCTTTTATCCCAAGGGAAGTATGCTGAAGCCATTTTAATTACATCACAAAACTCTGATAGTCCATTGAGCTATATAGAATCTACTTTACTTGGTATTGACACTACTATCTCTACAAGAGTTACATACACTGGAAGTACTACACTGCCCGTATTTGATATTGGTTCAGACGCAAATACTTGGACTGGTGCTAATACTTCTACATGGAAAGATCCAGATGCAAATGCAGCATCCGTTCCAGGATATAAATTTACAAGGGTAGGCGGTGAGCAACAATTAGAAGCTGACTTCAGATCGGCTACACGTGAAATTACTGAAGCTGTAGTACATTGGTCAGCGACATATATAGATCAGGACATTGGTTCACAGGAAATTCACGGTTGGCATAGAGAACAAGGATTCACCGGTATCGGGTATCACTATGTTATTCGTAGAGACGGTACTATTGAGAAGGGCCGGCCACTCCAATATGAAGGAGCCCATGCTGATGTCAACGGTCACAACAAGTATAGTATGGGAATATGTTTAGTTGGAGGTTAT